TTTTTAACAAAACTTACCCAAATACCATCATAGAATCCGTTACGCATACAATCAGTACCAAATTCTTGTAATACTAACCTTGGAGTTATACTACGTCCTGTTTCTTTTGTCCAAAATGCATCTTCTTGCTCACGCCAATAACGACTGTCTGGTGTTTCACCTTCAAGCATATCACGTGGCCAATCAAACATTAAAGATACTGCGTCTTTAAGTTTGTCTGCAAAACTAATCTTTTCAAAGTTGTGATCGTCAACTAAAATGTCTGCTACTGTACCTTTACCGCAACTGATGAGTCCACAAATTCCAATAATCATAATGAGTCCTTAATCTATAATGTATAGTATACGTTATAATTTAGCAGATGTCAAGTGTTATTTTAACCGATTGTGAAGCCGTAACCTACGCCGCCAGCAACTGCTAATGCAACGTCTTGTTCAAGTTTTTCCATTTCAGCTTGTGCTTCAGCTTTTAGGGCATCACCATTAAGTGAACTACCACCCTGTGGTCCTGAAATAGTAGCGAATTTTGATCTTGCTTCGCCTAGCATATACTTACACTTTGCAAGTGTATAGTCTTTGATCCATTGTACAGCCATATAGTCATCTAATAGTTCAAAGTCTGGTCTGTAGTTGTAACATTCTAGTAATAGTTCTTCTTCTGCACGGGCACGTTGTAAGATTGTAAGTTTCTTATTTGATCTATTCCATTTAAATTCAATAAATGATCCAAACATACGTCCTACTAATTCTTGATATCCTGCAAAAGCATTATAAGTTGATAATCCGCCCATATTAGAGCTTGCTAAAAGATACGTATTTGTGTATGCCATATTAAATGGTTCGAATAATGTTCCACCGTCGCCGCCACCTGTGCGTGATCCTATTGATCTACGAAAAATCTTTTTAACTTCCATCACTTCATTTGGTAATGTATAGTCATTTTGATCAATTACTGTAGGTAAAAAGATATAAGATTCTTCAACACTATTTTCGCTACGCTGTCTAAATTTAGTTAATGCTGTATTTAGAGCACTTTCATAATGCTCTGGATCGAGTTCAACATCGATCATTCCACCACCGAGACTAAGTTCTACGTATTTGTAAACTTCTTGTTTTTTAGTGTTTATGTTTGTTGCCATATATCTTCTCCGTACAATGTATTTATGCGTTACGATAAATACTATTGTTATGCCGAGACTCAGTTTATACAAACCCGAAAGAGGGAAAGATTATTCATTCTTAGATAAGACTATAACAGAGATGTTTACTGTCGGAGGTACCGACGTCTTTGTACACAAGTATCTAGGCCCTAAAAACCCAGATGAAGCAAGTGCTACAGCTGATCAACCAGCTTACAATGCTGTTGCTGAAACAAATATTCAAGATATGTTGTTTATGGAAAATAGAGATCGCAAGTACGATCCGGACATTTATACAATGCGTGGCATTTACAATGTCTCAGATGTAGACTTTGATATGAGTCAATTTGGATTATTTTTACAAAACGATATTATCTTTATGACAATACCTATTAATGCAAGTGTAAAAACACTTGGACGTAAGATTATGTCAGGAGATGTAATTGAGCTTCCACACTTAAAAGACGAACATGCACTTAATGATTATAGCGTTGCACTAAAACGATTCTATGTAGTTGAAGATGTAAATAGAGCAAGCGAAGGTTTTGCACAAAGTTGGTATCCACATCTGTATCGTGTAAAAATGAAACAGATAGTAGACAGTCAAGAATTCAAAGAGATACTTGATTTACCTGCACAAGAAGGAAGCTCACAAACGTTACGTGATGTTCTTAGTACATATGAAACAGAAATGCAAGTTAACGATGCTGTAATTGCACAAGCAGAAGCTGATGCTCCTAAGTCGGGGTATGACACTAGTCATTTATATACTCTACAAGTTGACGATCGTGGAGTTCCAGAATTAGTAACAACAGATGCAACAGATCTTGATACAAGTACACAAAATGAATTAGCTGATAGAGTTAATCAAACTCCAGAACGTGAAGGTTATACAGGTTATCTTATTGGAGATGGTTTAGCACCAAACGGTGAAGCATTTGGGAGTGGAATTAGTTTTCCAACTTCACAAATTGAGGGAGATTATTTTTTAAGGGTTGATATGTTTCCAAATAGATTATTTAGATATGACGGACGTAGATGGGTTAAGATGGAAGATAACGTAAGAATGACATTATCAAATACTAATACTAAGAATACACAGCGTACAGGATTTGTTAATAATACTAACGAAGCAACTATTGCTGGCGATACTGTAAAAGAAAGACAGGGGTTAAGCCAAGCACTAAAAGCTAAGGCAGATAATTAATGCAACATTTTTATGACGGACAGATAAGAAGATATGTTACGCAGTTAGTAAGACTGTTTAGTAATTTTTCATACAAAGACGGAGACGGCAAAGTAGTCCGTGTGCCTGTTATGTATGGTGACATTACACGCCAAGTTGGACATATTTTAAGAGATAATTCAGAAAACAAAATTCCAAGTGCACCACGTATGGCAGTATACATTACAGGATTAGAACAAGATAGATCACGTACAAGTGATAGTTCTTTTACAAGTAAAGTACATATAAGAGAACGTTCATACGATAGTAATAACAAAGAATATTTAAATACCCAAGGCAAAAATTATACAGTCGAACGTATTATGCCAAGTCCATATACTCTACAAGTTAATGTAGATATTTGGTCAACTAATACGGATCAAAAACTACAAATTATGGAACAACTGTTAATGTTGTTTAATCCAGCACTTGAAATACAGACTACTGATAACTATGTTGACTGGAGTAGTTTAACTGTTGTTGAACTTACAACTATGAATTTTAGTTCAAGATCAATTCCAATTGGAACAGAAAGCGAAATTGACGTTGCACAGTTAAGTTTTACAACTCCTATATACATTAATCTTCCTGCTAAAGTTAAAAAACTCGGAGTTATTACAAGTGTTGTAATGAGTATATTCGATGAAAGTGCCGGAACTATCAAGTTAGGTAACAGTATTCCTGAATTAAGAGCATACAGTGACAGTCCAAAAGAAAGTCCTTCAATGAATAAAGAAACTGATAGAGTAGAACGTGATAGTGTGAACATTGGTGTAACAACATATAAAGATTACGATTTAGTTGTAATGAATAACGTAGCACAATTAATAGATAGAGGAATAGCTGGCAGTGTTCGTTGGACTACTTTAGTTGAAGCACTTCCAGGCGAATATCGTGCAGGACTATCACAACTCCAATTACAAAGAGTTACATTACCTGGTGAAACAGGTGGTATGAGCGTTAACGGAACAGCTACAATTAATACATTAGACGAAAGTCAATTAATAATTAATTGGGATGAAGATACTATTCCTACAAATACAAATTTAAATTCACCGTCAGGTAGAAATAACACAGGATCAATTGACTTTATTATTGACCCTGGAACATACAATCCTACTACTGCAAAAGCCGCTGGACTAAGACTACTACTTTTAGGTGCTATCAACACAAGTTCTAATGTAGGCGGCGCAGGATATGACGGGCCGGATGCATGGAAAAATGCAGATAATTCAGACTTTGTAGCAGGCGAAAATGACATTGTAGAATGGGACGGCACAGCTTGGCATGTAGTATTTGATGCTAGTGCAGATAGCGGAACAACAACAAAATATATAACTAATTTAAACACTGGTGTACAGTACAGATGGACTGGTACAGAGTGGATACTTTCCTTCGAAGGCGAATACCGAAAAGGCACCTGGCGACTAGCACTCTAAAATAAGTACTTGTATGAAACAAGAAATTATTTGTAGTGGTGCACTATTCTATTCTTTAAAAACACAACGTTTTTTACTATTACATCGTGCCCAAAGTAAACAGAAAAATGTATGGGGGTTAGTAGGTGGAACTAATGGTAAAAATGAATCACCTTGGCCTGCATTACAAAGAGAAATACACGAAGAAATTGGTGAAATTCCGGATATTTTAAAAACTATACCTTTAGAAACATTTATTAGTACAGACGAAAAGTTTAGTTTTCACACATATTTGTGCATTGTAAAAGATGAATTCCTCCCTCAGTTGAATGCTGAACACGACGGCTATGCATGGGTAAGTTATGGAAAATGGCCAAAACCTATACATATGGGATTACGGAATACATTACAGAGCAAAACAAATCAAACTAAATTCGAAACAGTTTTTAGTCTTATAGATTATTTAGAACAGGATAAAAAATGAAGCAACTCAGAAACATTACAATAGTTGGTGGTGGATCTGCGGCATGGTTAGCGGCCGCATATATTCAAAACAATTTTTGGGATTTACCATTAACAGTTATTGACAAAGAAGTTGGCAATCCTATTGGAGTAGGCGAAGCTACTGTGTTAACATTCCCTCAATTTCTAAGGCAGTGTGGTCTACATTTGCCAGAGTGGTTTAAAGGTGTTGACGCAACTTACAAAGCAGGTATTGATTTTCCTGGTTGGAGAAATCCTGAAGGCAGTGTATGGCATCCGTTTTATTTGAATAGAAGTTATTTTGATAAGGCATGTACACAGTACGATTTATGGTCAACTAAACAGGATTTAGATTTTAAACAAGCCGCATTGCCTACTTATAATACAACAATGAATAATAAGTTAGACATGTGGGGTGCTTTTGAAACACTTGCATATCATATTGATGCTGGTAAGTTAGTACAAGAACTGCAAAAACACTGTCACGGAAAAGTAAATGTAATTAAAAGTGATGTAGTTGGTGTTAATAAAGACAATGACGGTAATATTACTAGTTTAGATCTTAAAAATGGCACTAAACATGAATCAGATTTTTATATTGACTGCACAGGTTTTGCTTCTATTTTGAAAAAAGCAAAGCGTGTAGAACTTCTAGGTGAGGGCAGATTATTTACTAATACTGCTGTTGCAGGTCATGTAGAATATCAAGATAAAGAAAAAGAATGTGTGCCATATGTAAGTTGTCCTGCTGTTGATCACGGTTGGATTTGGAAAATTCCTACACAATCACGCTTTGGTAGCGGTATGGTATTCAACAAAGATATTACAGATATTGATACAGCAAAGCAATATTTTTGCGATCATTGGGAAGGAAGAATCAAGCCAGAAGATCTGAAAGTTATTGATTGGGTTCCTTATTATAGTGAAAACTTTTGGGAAAATAATGTTGTATCATTAGGACTAAGTGGCGGATTTATAGAACCATTAGAGTCTACAGGTTTAGCAAGTATGACTATTGGTGTGCAAAAACTTGCGGCACGTATTCCACAATATGCGTACAGTGAAAGAGATATTAAAGGTTATAATGAAGAAATGGGCTATTGGTATGAAGATGCTGTTGACTTTATTAATAGTCATTATGCTGACAGCAAATGGGACACACCTTTTTGGAATTTTGTAAAAGAAACACATGTAAAATCAGATAAACATATTTGGTATGAAGCATGGTTAAAAGATCCTACTAAAAAGTTTTATTCAAGTGTAGACTCTATGACATTATTTCATTCTCCTAATTGGCAGTTATGGTTAATTCAAATGGGTTATCCTGTTAATAAAGATCTAAGTTATTTGAACCCTATGGAAATAGACTTTATGATGGCACAATTTTTAGCCGCAGAAGATATTAGAATGTGTTCTAGTATAAGCCATCAAGATGCTATTGAAAGTACAAACATGGGTGCAGACTGGTGGCAACGCTATGCGGCACGTGGCGATGGAGGATCGTTAGTATGAAGATAGTTGTTGTTGGTGGTGGTACAGCCGGTTGGCTTGCCGCTCTTATGATTAGCAAAATACGTCCTGAACATACTGTTACTTGTATTGAAAGTAGTAAAATTGGTATTATTGGTGCTGGTGAAGGATCAACAGGAACACTGACAAACATTGTACAAAATGAAATGTGGGACCTTGGTTGTAACGAACAAGACTTTATTAAAGAGTGCGATGCTACAATTAAGTTAGGTATCAAACATATTGGCTGGAACGAAGATCCAAACAAGTTTTATATCGGTCCAATTGATGGTACACCTACTAGTAATGATCGTTGTGATATTGTTTTTCAACACGCTTTAGGATATAGAGAACAAGATTATTTGCACCTTGCAACAGAATTAGGTTATAAAATACATCATAACAAAAATAGTTTTGTGCAGACAAACGGCAACCATGCTTATCACTTTGATGCACACAAAGTTGGACAATATTTTAAGAAAATATGTGACACAGTAACACATATTGATAGTGAAGTAGAGCATGTACAAGTTAATGGTGAGTCAGGTTATGTTGAATCTGTAAAATTAAGTAATGGTGATACTGTGAATGGCGACATGTTTATTGATGCTAGTGGCTTTAATCAAGTATTAATCAAAGCAGTAGGTGGTAAATGGAAAAGTTACAAAGAGAATTTGCCTGTAAACGGTGCATTGCCGTTTTTATTACCATATGAAGACGATGAAAAAATTGAGCCTGTAACAAATGCTTGGGCGCAAAACAATGGATGGTGTTGGCAAATACCAACAAAAAATAGACGGGGCTGTGGTTATGT